AAGATATATTCGATTTGTTTAATTACACCTTTTTTGAAATAACTTTGTCTAAATTCAGCCAAAGTATCAATGCTATGCACATCATTTTCTCCATATTCAATGAATAGATATTCAATGCACCATTCGACAACACTTGTTAGAAAACGATCAACTTTCGCACTTGGATCATCATCGTCTTGTAATTCAATCGCTAAATCAATGCCTAATGATTTCAAAACTTCTTCATTCGTAATAACCATATTTCTTATTCTCCTATATTTCTATTATAATTTTTCACATAAAAAAAAGCACCACATTTCTGTGATGCCTTTGTTTTTTTAACTATTAGCTTTTGGTGTAAGTTTTTGAAACTACATCGGAGTTGGTGTAATCAGTTGCGATACCGATTGCCTTGATAGTCTTTGTTGCAGTAAGAGTGATTGGAGCTTCATACAGCGTCGAAGCACTGGTCGGAGTTGTTCCATCATTCGTATAGTAGATTTTTGCAGATGCAACATTAGCACTCATCGAAACTACAATTGAAGTTTCAAATGTAGCCGCATCAGGCAATGTGACAACCACTTTATCAGCCGATGGTTTGCAAACCGCGAAAGGCAACTTTAGTTCAGAGTTTCCTTGAAGTGCCACAACAGGATTTGGCAACTGCCAACTCATACGGAACACTACACGAAGCGCAACCATGTCTTGCTGGCCGAGGTTATAAATAATTGAATTATCGGAAGGATCTTGCACGACACCTTCTGTCAATAATTTATAAGTGATGTCTTTACGCACCGAATATACGGCTTGTTTAAAATCGCCAACAACGAATGTTGCCTTTGTTCCATCCCATGCGCCGTTTTCAACGATGTGACGTGGTAATGCCGATATTTCATCGCCAACGATTAGTTGACCTGTTGTATCGACCATTTCCCTAAATGCTTTTTTGATTGAAGGGCCGCCAAGGATTCCGTTAACCGAAACACCGACTTCCTCTACCTTGCCCATTCCTTTTGAAACGGCATTGTAGAATGTATCTGCGCCACGAGCGAAACTGAAGCCATGCGATAATGCTTGATCGACAATGCCATCAGGAAATCCTGCAGGTTTGTCAACGCCAAGGAAAATCGCTTCATCAATCTTTTTAGCAATTGCTGATGCAATCAAAGGTTTAACTTCTGCCCAAATGTCATAGTCAGCATCTTCCAATGTTGATTCTGCAATTGGTATAATCACAGCCAATTCTGCCGCTTCAAGGTATTTATTTTTCCAAGCCGCATTTGATGTCTGCTTTTTAGCAGTATCTGAACCTTGCCAATAAGAAACAGGCAAGAGATCAAGGACTGCAATTTTGCCCTTGTTTGTCGTCATGTTTGGTAATCTGCGTAATAGTGCCAATGCTTGAGATTGATGCTGAACATCGCTAAAAATCTCTTTATAGTCCTGTTCTGTGAATAATCCTTCAGCATTGCCTTTTGTAATCATAGCCATAAAATTAGCTCCTTTGAATTTAATTATTAAATTCTATTATTCATTCCCAATGTCCACTTTAATTCCTGCCGCTTCGCGAAGTTTAGAATTGATGGAGGCATTTCGCTCTTTTTCATCTTCGGCACTACCGCCTTTTCCTTTTCCATCTCCGCCTGCGCCTGTGTTAATCACGAGTTTTGGACTTTGGTTTGAATATTGTTTGTTTTCTTTGAGGAAACTTTTGACATTCTGTTCAAACTGCTCGCCTTTTTGAATTTTGCCAGCTGTTGTTTGAAATACGAGATAATCAATGAATTCCTCTTTACAACCACTTTTTCGGATCGTTTCACGAAGTTGAGAAGTTTCTTTTTCGGATTTAAGTGTATCACGTTCGGATTTAATTGTGTCAAAATCCTTAACTGATTCACGATAATCTTTATACTCCTTGTCAACTCCATTTAATTTTTCCTGAAGTTTGTTGAATTTGTCAACATCAACATAACCGCCACTTTGTTTCTTTTCAAGAATTGCATATTCTTCATTTGAAACGATTTTCTTATCGGCTAACGCTTTGTCAACTTCCTCTAATGTAATTCCTTCGTGAAAGGAACTGCCTAGAATTTTCTTTAGTGATTCCATATTTTCTCCTAATTTAATTTAAACGTCAGTTCTTTCTGACCTTGAGAAAGATGCAATTTAATCGAAGCGCATCACTTCTAATTATTATTTTATGGTATTAAAAACAAAAAAACAACTACTATATTGCATGGAAAGTTCTTTTGTATGAGTTCGCTGTGTTATAGAAAAGGGAATATTTGTCAACATATAGTAGTTGTTGTCTCACTGACATAAATTGCAATTTATGTTCTTGCAACAACCATCAGCGAGTAAGACAATGCTTGGTTTGTTTCATTATAACATACACTTTTCAAATGTATCATTTTTTCTCGACAAGTTTGGCATTTATGATTTTATAATCATATTTAATTCCTAGGTCTTGTGCGATGACTTTCGCATTTTCACGATCGTAGTTTCGCTTTAGGAAATCATTTTCTTTGACAAGTGTTCTGTTTTGACTTTGCCATGATTTCATTAAAGATTTGGCTTCATCTGCTCTTGCTTTGAAATCATTGTCTTTCGTTGAAGCATACTGCCGATCATAATTTTCTGCATCTAATTTATATTTTCTAATTTGTCGCTCATTATATCTTTGATCCTGCAGTTTCTCATAATTAGAATCTTTGTATTTGCCAAATTGGAATTCGCTTTTATCAAATGAATCATCCAACAATTCACTGCTTTGCACAAAGTGAAATGAATGGCGGCAGTTTGGCCTTGTCGTTAAAAATGGATCGCCATCTCGAACTTCCTGAATTGATTTTATATCGTTGTCATCAATATATTTCTGTTCAGCTTCAGTTCGCGTTGCACTTTCATCGTAGTAATACTTGCCTTGATAATCGGCATGATCTTTCGCACAATCAGCAAATTCATCACAGAAATAAAACACCTGATTTAATTCTTTTCCAACTTTTAATTGTTGATCGCCGATCTCTTGATGAACCGTCGTCCTGACATTCATTTCCATATAGGATTTCCAAGTTAGATTACGACCATTTGAATATTGAACTGATAATCCTTGATTAGCATTTAAAATAATTTTGCTTTTTATTTCGTCATAAAGTGCATCGGCACTCGATGTTTGCGATATGATTTTAACGTTTTGAACATAGGTTTTGTAGCCGAGATTTGCAAGGTTAGTAATTTCCTTCGCATTGATTTCTTTCATGCGTTGAATGTCTTTTATGGCATCTTTATTTAATTGCTTAACGTTGATCTCTGTCTTTGAGATTTGAATCGCATCCTTGTTAATTTCTTTGTAGCTCAATAAATAAACTTTTTCAGTAAGGTTATCTAAATTCGCTAATTCTTTTTTAGCAGTTCTAATCAAATCATTTTTATAAATGGCACGATTCCGCAGTTGTAATCTTTTCCATTCTTCAGGATTATCGACAAACTTTAATAATTCTTGATTATTTTTGATGACAAAAGTGTTTTCAAGTTCCGCATATCTTTCGCCAAGCAAATCTACCAAATCATCGATTCGCTCTTTGTTCATAATTCAATTCCTTATTTTTTCTCGCTATAGAAACCTGCGCCTTGAACATCGGCTAATGATATCGAACTTGCTTCCTTTTTCGCAATCAATAGTTCATCTATTAGTTTTTGTTTTTCAGTTGAATCAGGATAAACATTATCTACGAATTGCTGAATTGTCATCAATCCTGCTCCCATTGCGGCAAGACAAGTATTGATTTTGTTTTCAAGAGAAACATTGCCGAAATACTTAATAATCATCGCTGTCGCTTGTTCTTCAGTTTCTCCAAACCATTTAATACGATATTCAATCTTGGACATGACGCCATTTGTGACATCTTCACGATCTGATTTCTTTTCGGTTTCCTTATCTTCAATAATTGAATCGTCAAACTTGACATCATCAATTAGTTCTTGTGTAAAATGTTCCTCATCTGTAAATTGATTCACAACCCACATGTAAGTTTCGATGATATTTTTAACAACGTCATATAGTAATATTTCATGTTTTTTGACATTTCTAAAGGTATCTGATTTCTCTGATATCACTTGTGTGGCGGTCATTATTCGACCTTCTTTGTAAATAAAATAGCCATTTCCTAAACCAACAGCCGATGAGAAAAGAGCCAAGTCATCATTGATGGCGGTCTGATGTTCAACTGCTCGTAAGGCGTCAGTTGAGGTTTGAATGAGTGGTTTCGATTGTCCTGAAGCATCTACTGCTTTTGGCAAACGATGAATTACAACATCGTTCGGATCGAATAATTTTTTAATCTCTCCTGTCTCTTTATCAACCTCGAATATCTCGGATGAAATATAAACACGTTTTTTGCCAAGCACAAATTCATTATCGTAAGAATCATACTTGTCATCGATCGATTGCAAAACCGAGATGGCGTTTGCAAAAACTGAAATTGGATAAGGACTATCGACATCGATGTTGTTGACAATATTTGGCTGAATAATTTGAAACCATTTTTTAGGCGATTTGGTATCAATATCAAACAATTTCTGCGACACACCATTACTATCGATTTTCATTTTAGCAATAGAGTAATTGCCCTGATCGTTTAGGTAATGGATTAGTAATTGTGTTTCGTTTGTATTCTTTTGCACAAAGGCAATTTCTGTGATCTCATTGTTTTCAAAAGTGATCGGAATGCATTGTAAAGCTGAATAGGTTTGAATAGTTGCCTTCGATTTAGAAAAATCGAGAGTGCCATCATCGTGTGCCACAATGTCTTTTAATTCGATTAACAAAGCATCGTAAGAAAGTGCGAATCCATATTCGACACCTTTATTCGCTTTCGACCAAAAATGGATTTTGTCTAATTTTTTATCTAACAACTTCTGATCGCTTTCTGACGAAGCCACGACTTTGACTTTCTCATTCATCAAAAGTGATGCCCATTCTTCACAAGCTCGTTTTGCCATGTTCAAAGTTTTTTTCTTAAAATATATTTTTTTATCGCCATTGAAAATATAGTAGCGATGAAATTGTGGATCATATCCAGCATAGTATTTTCGCCACAAACTGATATAGGAAGAACCATCATTGATTTGTTTATTTTCAGTCAACACACTTTTTATTAAACTTGCATAATCAGTCATAAATTATTGCTCCATATTTATATTTTACACATTTTTTGCTGAATTAGAATACAATAATTCATTTTGGTGCTTTTCAATCGCATATTCCGCCGCGTCCAAAATATCAACGCAATAAGTTCCATTATCTAATCTTTCATCAACTTGGCTTTTAGAATTCCACACCGCCTCCTGCAGAGAACGAATCAAGTTGGTGCAATTACTTTTAATTTTTAATCGATTTGATCCAAGCAAAGAAACAAATAATCTAATTCGAGATACAATGCTTATTTTGAAAGCAGGTTTTAATTCAACTCGACAGAAATGTTGAATCGATGCGGCTTCAAGGCCACGTGCCAAAACAGGTTCGGCATTATCATAATTGACATCGAATGCTCTACCATACTTTCTAAAACACTCTTGAGCAAAATCAACCCATTCAGTTGCTAACTCTGTTGGTGTGATCTCCTTGTCGATGACTTTTTCTTCAAGGTAAATCACTTCTCGATAGAAAGGTGTAAAACCGACTAAAATAAAAGCATGCTTTGATTTATTGCCGCCAAAATCGATTCCACCTTCAATCATGACAACATGGAGATCATCAGGCACATTATCGATAATAAATTTCTTTGGATTATCAGCAAAAACACGATAAATTAAACCTTCGCCTTTAATCCATTTGCCTAAAATATATCGATCGTAATAGACCGTGCCGAAATATTCTTTGCATAACTCATCGACGAACTTTTTAGAAAGAAATGGATTATCGAAAATAGTCCATGTTTGACAATAAATGTCTAAATCAGTCCTGTCGATAAATTGTTTCAATGGATGAGTTGGACTTGCTGGATTCCCTGTGAAATCGCAAACTGAATAACTTAATGATAACCTAGATTTTAACAATTCAAACACTTCGATATTACAATCGACTAATTCATCGCAATATGCATATTTGAATTTTGCACCACGAAACTTTGCCACTTGAGATATTTTTTCCATTCCAAGACAATAAACTTTTTCTCCAAACAAATAAACAATATTTTCTGAACTAATATCGCCAACAAGAGCATCGCCCCAATAGTCCCTCATTGGTTCTAGAATGTTCCTTTCAATTGTGCCTTTGGAAACACCTGTGATTAAATTCAAACCATCAAGTCCTGCTCTCTCCATAATTCGATTTGGAATCACATAGGCAATGTCAATATAAGTTTTGCCACATTGAGTTGCACCAATTTTGCCATTCCAGCGATGAGTTGCATTTTTAATAAACTCAAGTTGCTTTTTTGAGAATTCTAGATTTTGCATTTTTTCTCATCCTCGTTTGATTCATCAGCTAACTTTTTAACTTTAGCATTTATTGACTTGGCAGCGGCGATCAGTTCAGGCATCGCACCCTCATCCGTGATAAGGTTCTCACTCTTGTAATGTTCCTTGTCATGATTGCACAGATAGAACTTAATAGCTTGAAAGTTTGGAGATGAATAACGTTTCACTCTTACAACTTTAGGTTCTTCCCTTCTATTCTTTTTCCCATCTTTATTAACGTAAGTAGAACCAATTACTTGTATAGTCTGTTCTTCATATTCATATCCAACTGCCAAACGATAGAGAGAATCTTCAACATTTTTGTTTCGAATCACAAGATCACCATTCAAGGCATCATTTAATTCACTAAAACGTTTGTCGCGGCGCAATAAATAAAATTGATTGATTGTTATATCAATCTCTTTCGATATTTCTTTATAAGACATCCCTTTATAAGCTAAATACTCTATATATTCTAAATTAGGTAGTATTTTAGTATTATATAATTTAAGCAATGTCGATTCAGAGTTTCGATCCATAAGTTATGATTTCCATAATTCATTATATACGAGTAAATAAAATTTAAGCAAGACACAATCTCGCGTGTATATCTTGCAATTCGCCTGTGCATTGCGATTATATGCGCACGTTGAAAAACAATAAAAAACATCGATTTTTAATGATCGATGCTAATTATTAAACATTAGATTCCTTTGATGATTTGATATCGTTTCAGCTTCAGCATCTTTAATACTTTTTTGGCATCTTCATAGATTAGAAACTTAAATGCCGAATCGTATGAATTTGTGAACTGCTCTGCATAAATTTTACCATCTTCAGATAATGTTTTTAAGAATTCCTCTTTGTCTTTGTTTCGCAACACGAAACATTCACGAGTATTTATTAAAGCATCTTTTTTAACAAACATATTATTTATACCTCCTTTCTACCATAGTTTATGCATACTAATTACAATTGAAAGAATAAATGTAATTATTAACATAGATATGAACATAATTTTAATGCACTGATGAAGCATATTATTTACCTTTTTTATTGATTTTTTTATCGATGAATCTCGCCACTTTAAGAAGCACGAAAATATAAACGATTAAAACTGCTCCACAAATCAACCAATCATAAAAGGTCGTGAATTGTTGATAAGGAATTAAATTGATACCAAATATAATCGTGGCGCATCCAATGCCGCGACAAAGCAATATTGAACATAAATGATACCAAAAGTTTAACTTCAATGTGCCGCAAGACATACAAATTGCATCATCAGGAAAGATTGGCAAGAGATACATAATTGGAACATACACTTTCCCATGATCCTTGACAAGTTTAAGAGCTTTCTCAAATTCCTCTTGGCCGATCAATTTGCTAACCAATTTTGAACCACCAAACCTACCGATTAAGTCCATGCAGACACTCGATAGAATCACACCACTAAAACAAGTTAAAAAGCACTGCCAAGTTGATCCAAATAAAATAACACCTAATCCGATGAATAACATCGATGTCGCAGGAACGAAAGATAAGAATGTAGTAATTATTATTTGTAATATTAGAAATATAATATAAATCCATGCACTATTTTTAAGATCATCAAACAAACTCACATTAAAAACTAATCCATTGTCGAATTGAATCACATTAAAAATCATTAAAATGCCTAGAAATAATAAACCGATCGATAAGGCGATAATAATTAAAATCAATAGTGGCAGATATTTTTTGAATTTCATAATTACAATTTTAAATCATTTTTGATTTTTTGTTTAGTCAATTCAATTAACGCTAATCTTTTCTGTTCTTTTAATCTTTTCTTTTTAGCTGTTTTTCTATTTGCCATTTTCTTGCTCCTCTCTATGAAAATGATTTTTATAATATAAAAGTTCCATACGTTCATCTATTGTTAAATAAACACGAGATTTATCTTGATTGGTATATTGACCGCCACCTTTGTAATAAACACCCTTTTTATTCATATAAAGCATTTTTACAACTTGCTTGTTTGAATCCATCGTCGATACAATATTGAAGTTGTTAGGTTTATCTTCAAAACTTTTATAAGATATGATTGCACAAACGAAAATCGAGTAATCATTTTTTGTATATAAAACGATCGCCTCTTTATTTGTGTATTTAGTTTGTCCACTTGCTAAAATAAAATTCATATTTCATTTTTTTCCTTTCTTAATTACTTTTTCAACTGCTTTTACAATTAGCACCACGATTGTAATTTCAATAGCAATAATGCTGCTTGCAATAACAATTGTAAGAGCCACATTTAAAATATATTCCCAATCAATATTCATTTTTCTAACCACTCCTTTATTTTTTCAAAATCTTCTTCTTCCAAATCGATATCGTAATTTGATAATTGGTGGTCTTGCAAAGTCCAACCATATTTTTTTGAGTTTTGAATATATGCCACAATTCTTTGCAAAGGTATTCTTGGGTTATTCTTTAATATCTCTAACACTTCTAACTTATCAATCAATTCTTTCACTTCTTTTTTCTTAAAAGTGATTTTACCGCTTGAACTGGATTCACTTCGTCTTTTTAATTGTTCGAGTGTCATTGTTTTATTCCTCATCCTCGACTTTTTCATATCGTCCTTGTTTTTTAAGCTCGTCCTTGAAAGCTTCCCATTCAATGTATCCAGTTGGCAAATCGGTAAACACAGGACCTTTCCCTAGGACAATGAAAGATGGCGATCCGCCAACATCTTCATCAAAAGCTTCTCCTGCTCTCACCACGTGGCATCTTAGATCCACAAACTCTCCGTTCGTTGGATCGTTGCCAGAATTGAAAGCCTCTAACTTGGCTTTCTTATTGGTGGGAGCCGAAAAAATCAATCCCGTGTTATCATATGATTCGTAAACAAAGTATAATTTATTCTTTTTCATAATCACTCCTTTGCGATTAGTTTTATTGTTAGAGTTTCAAAATCAACTTCCCAAATAGAAACGTTGGTTATCTCCATTTCTTTGTATTGCTTGATAAAGTTTTTGATATAATTTTTGGAACTATATTCACTAAAATCATATTCAATATCAACAACTTTGATTATGCCTTTTTCAAATAGGGTATCGTATTTTATTAAGTATTGTTTCATATTATTTACCCCCTTTCTGTTCTTTTTTTACTGTTCTTCTTTTAATTGATATAGTGCAGTAAAATATTTTTCACTTTTCATAAACTTTCTTGCTTCTTTTATGTCATCAAACTCTTTATGATAATTACAAATTGTTGGACAAAAGACCATAACCATATATTTTTTACCTAACATAATTATTTACCCCCTTTCACTTCTTCAAATATGTTCATCTCTTTTTGGTGTTCTACTCGTTTTGAATGAGTATTGCGTGGCTTGTAAATGTGTTCTAAATCAAACACGTCCATTTTGTTGAAATCAAAGTGTTTGCAATGATTAAGTCTGCACGCTTGTTTTTTATCAAAACATTTGTCAACTTTATCGCAATGGCAATAATCTCTTTCAATCAGCATTGCATAGGAACAATATCGACAATACTGCTTCATTTGACTTATTTCTCCTTAATCAATGATCGATGGTAATCACCATGAACAAGTAGCCGTTGCATCATTGAATCAATACTGCTAAAACGATATTCTAGTGATAATGGTTTCTCATTAAATGGCGATTCAACTTTTGTATAGAATTTTCTATTTTTGTAAACGATGAAGCCATTGTTTAGATAATGATTGATACGGAACGATTCTGCATTAACCCATTTCCAAATCTCATCAGTGATGACATAGTAATTTTTATCTCCAATCAAATTATGTCCATTAGGACTTTTGAAATCATTTATTGAAATCTTAATTTCATAACAAGTAATGATTGGTATTCCTAAATATGCAAAACCATCTTTTTCAAAGGAAGAATATGAAAATTTACATGTCATAAAATCAACAATTCCAAAATCATTTCTTCCACTAGAACATCCTACTTCGGTTGCAAATCTAGCAGATGTTAAACTAAACTTTTTAGCTAACGCCGCCTTAATCTCTTTGGTTAAAAGTGATTCACTCATTTGATTGTTTCCTTTCCCCAATCGGTGCAAGCAATTCATCAATTTGGTCTTTGTCAGTCGTCATTAGAATAATGCCGTGTTTGGCACTGATAATGGCTGTGTCATTTGAACCGTCGCCATTTATCGAATTAAACTCATCAAGTAAATCGCCATCGAGTTCGCTCTTATCTTTGACAATTACCCTTGTTCCTTTTCTAACAACATAAATATTGCCTACATCGTCACTGCATTCTTTCGCCTCTTGATAAGTTTCACGTTGGTCGCCATCGGAGTCCCAATATAGAGATTGGTTTATTTGATAGATAGTGTCTTTTTGGTTTTTCATAACTATTTCCTTTCTTCGCAATAACACCATGATTGCGGTGCTTTGGTCATTTGAACTTTAACTTCATCATAATAAGGCGGACAATCAATACCGCAATCTATCAATTTAAGTTTGTAATGATAGAACTCGTTTATCTCTTTTGGATTATCAAAGATTTCGAGTTTTTTTATTGACCAAGCATAAGCCATCCCACCACGAAACATTTGACAAATCTCTTCATCTTGGACACATCCAGCAATATAAAGTCTAGGATTACCTAAACTACTATTAAATTCTTCATATTCATCATACCAAAAACGAGCGACTACTTTGCCGTTAAAACTATTACTATTAACTACCCAACCATCAGGCAATTTATTTGCTAAATACCACTCTTTTTTATTATTAGTTGGCAAACGATATAATTTTGGCTTTGCCTTTGTGCAATAAAGATAAACCCAGCCAACAAAACCTTTTGGTATCCAACCTCTAAATTCTCTTGTCTTTTCTCCATTTAGTATTTTTGCAACCCATGTAGATTGAATTGATAACATTATTGACATTGTTTTATTCCTCACTTTCCAACAATTTTTTATTGTCATAAATGTTGCCGATGACTTCTAAATCTTTTGTTCCAACTTTTAATATGCTAGTAGTTGCTCGTGATTGTTCATATTCATCAAGTTCTAGACCTTTGTTAATAATTATTTCTAAATAGAACCCCAAACATTTAGATGGTAAATATTCATTGCCACTTCCGTCTTGATTGTATTCGCCAAATTTCACAACTGCTGTGTCTAATATAATTTCTTCGTAATCATTTTCAGCACCTAAATGTGATATAACTAATGAAGAATCAGCAATTCTTACAATATCGCCCTCATAGATCTTCTTACCATTCTTGTCTTTTAGACCTATGCATTGACCTATGGTTTCAGGGATAATCGAATGTTTTATGAAATTGCCACAATCTCCAAATCCGTTATGCCAACTTTCGATAATGTAATCTTCCATGACACCCGTATATTCATTTGGCAATCTTGCATAGTAGCCATATACCCACTCGCCATTGTCTTTTTGCTTGGCTCTAAACTCAATTTCTCTCATTGTTTTCAGCCACTTTGGCTTGTCTTTGAGTATTTTATCGTTATCGTTCGTTTCGTGCCTTAAATCGGCTATTTCAATTCGCCTAAGTGCTTTGATGTTTGCGATACCAATTAGGCAATTAACGATAAGCCCCACTACGATAATGACTGCTAGGATAATCTCGGCGATGGTTGTATCGGTCATAGTAAGCCCCTATCTTCAAATGGCAATATATCATCATTCCATATTAATGTATCTTGTCTAAAATCTTTGCCCATAATCTCTTTTAAACTTGATTTCATAAATACTTTAACGCCATATTCATCACAAATTTTTACAATACGGTCTACCCACTCTTTTTCTGGAATAACTTTGCTCGGTGAATTACCAGTTTCAGCACCAATAATGACTTGGTCTAAATGTTTGTTTGGTGTAAAATATATTGGTTCTAATAGTGGTTCAATAGAGAGGAAGTCCCATTTTTCTTCATATCGATATTGATTATTGTTCGTAATCGTTTTACCAATAAAAATATTTTTATAGACACTTAATCGATTTCTTAACTCGACCAAAGTTTGAACTCCACTATTGTTTTTATCTTTTCTCAAAAATTTAGTTAAAAATATATATTGATGTTTTGGGTTTTTCATAATGGCATCAAATGTTTTAATAACCCAATCTTTTTCCCAATAATCAATGTCACTCATGCTATCCATAAAGATACTTTTTGGTGTTTTAGAATTAAGTTGTTTTAATCTTTCAGGGAAAAATTGTGGTTCTTTCCAGTTCTTGATAAAGTTAAAGCGGTCATTAAGTTTTCTTGCATAGCAATAGCGGCATCCATTTCTACACCCTACTACTGGGTTAATAGTGCTATCGCACCAGTCGATTTTAGTTGTTTTCATTTTATTCTCCTCCAAATAAATCTAATTGCACATACTCGTTTTCTTTGTAGTGTTTTATACGAGCATTAGCAATATCGACATATTCTTGATTGATTTCACAAGCAGTCCAATTTTGAAAGTTGGCTTTTAACCCACCGATAATTTCACTACCACTACCCGCAAATGGATAGCAAATGCGTTGCTCGTTTGGCGTCTTAAATAGTTTTAATATCTTGGCGTTTAAATCAACGGGTTTGACGGTTGGGTGAACGTTTTTTCGTTCGGGTGAACGTTTTTTCGTTCGGGTGAACGTTTTTTCGTTCGGGTGAACGTTTTTTCGTTCGGGTATTTTTCCGTCTAAACTTCCGTCTTCCCTAAATTTATAACTTCCGCCGCTTTGATTTTCAAAATTTTCGACGCCTTTATTTCGTTCGTCGCCGCTTACTTTTGGCTCGTAAATAAATAAATCAAAATCAATTGCTTCATAATCGCATTTGTGAAGTATTTTCGAGCAACCTTCTTCGTTAGGACTTTGTAGGTCTAATTTTTCGGCAACTTGGCTATCAGCAAAAGTTTGTGATGGGTAACGGCCGTTTTCGTGCATAGCACTTGGTTCTTTGTCCGTGAACATAGACTTATTTTTTCTTTGATAACCTTCGTGA